ACACCGAGGATCACATTCGGCGGCATAGCCGTTTCGTCCGCAAGACCGGCCTTGTACATGAGCTTGCGCCCGTAGTTCGCGGGGCCGCTGCCACAGGGGTCGACGCAACACGGGGTGGCGTCAATCGCATAGTGGTTGATTGGGATTTGGACTTCAATGCTGCCCGGCTCCACCGTAATGGTGTTCACCTCGAGCGTATGCTTGCCGCCGTACAGGTAAAGAACGCCGTCCGCCGTTGGGTAGTCCAACCGCAGCTTGAAGCTATCTTTCCACTTGTGCCCCGCCGTCAGGTCTCGTTTGTTTTCAGCGGACTGTGTAATAACCCGGACCTCTTGGAACAGTAAGCCGGTGTAAACCTCCGCAGCGCCGAACGCGGCGGCCCGGTACAAGGCGAGCAGCGTATCCGGAACGCGAATAACGTCATCGATCTTGCAGTGCTGCCGGATGGTTTTCAGCGGTAGCACAGCCTCAAGATCGATCGTGCGCCCGGTCAGCAGCGGGGGCTGCTTTGGACCGGGCTTCGCCATGGGGGTGAGGACTGTCATCGGTTAGCACCGTTGGCTTGTAACTTCGATGCACGTAATGTGCGAGAACTCGGTTTCGCAGTCGCGTGCGAACGCCTTAACCGTTGCCTTGTAGCGGCGGCAGGCGTCGATCGTGTCGGCGCTGTTGGACGGCGGCATGTGCGCCGGGAATGTGACCGTTTGCGTGGTTTGGTTGACCCGCATCTTCGACCGGTCAATCTGCAGGCCCATGGCCTTGGACTCGCCCCAATACGGCGGCGGGTTGCCTTCAGCACCACCAACGTTGATATTGACCGGGCGAATGATCTTGCGACCTTGGCCGTCAACGATTTCCACCCAAAACTGGTCATAGCCAGTGAAGTTCGCTTCCGGCATGTACACCCACTCGCCAGTCTCTGGCGTAGCTGTCAACGAGCCGTGGTAGGGGCCGGACACCGGGTGCAGCTTGAATTCAAAAGTGTTGCCAGCCGGTGCAACGTCTGAACCGAGGTCCATGGTCAGCGCGGTAGCGGCCTCGAGGTCGAGGTTGGTGACGAAGAAACTGCCGAGCGTGGTCGGCGGCGCGAAACCGTCGATCGCATCGTTGTGGCAGGACTCGCTGTCTTCGGCGATGGAAACCTGCGGCGTGGGCACAAGGCCGGGGCCGCCGTTGGCCATAATCGGAATCGTCCACGGCGCGTAGTTCAGCACAATGAGGCGGGTTTCCCCTGCCCGCATGTTGAGCGGCTCACAGCAGCAAGTGGAGCACGAAGAATCATTGTGGCGGTCGGAGATGTTAATGGCGTGCATGTGCCTCACTCGCTTTAAAAAGAGGCGGGCCGAAGCCCGCCAAGTTGATGCAGTAGAACTTCTCGGTTACGGTGCGACCGTTGCGCCGGGGCAGGTGCACGGTGCGAGCGCCAGCACGGTTGCCGGGCGAGCTCCGCAGACCGGAGGGCAGTAGATGCGTCCCATGGTGCGTCTCCTTTGACGTTACGTGGCCGTTTGGGTGGTCACTTACCCTTCTTCTCCGTCGCCTTTGGATCGGCGTCGGGAGCTGGTGGCGCAGCGGGGGCCGAAGCCGGGGCTGCCGGTGCCGCTGGTGCTGCCGGGGCTGCCGGTGCCACAGGGGCCGAGGCTGGCGCGCTCGGGGCGGGTGCTGCGGCGGCTGGTGCTGCCGGGGTGGGGGTTGGTGTCGGCTCGACCGGCTTCGGGTTCAGCGCGGCTTCCACAGCGGCGTTGAAATCTTCCATCTGCTTGTCCGTCAGGTTACGGGCATAGCCAGCTTTCAGCATGGGATGCGCAACGTCGGCGTCGAGGGTAACCACCGGGGCACCTTCCGGCCACTGCACGCGAATGGTATCGCTCAGGTGCGTAGCCTTGAACTCAAACCAAGTTACGCCGTCCTTCACGCCCGAAGCAACGCGAGGCGCGACTCCAAGCTTGCCGGTAGGCGTTTCGTAGAAACCGTCGGAACGACGCTGAAGCTTTTCCATAGCATTTCACCTTTGCTTTTGCGAGTGGGTCACTGTCGACGTCGACCTCTTGCCGGACCACAAGGTCCAAGTCTTCGTCGAGTATAAACTCCGCCCTAAATTTGCGCCTGTGCTCGTGCAGGTTCATTGTGAACGGCTTCAGCATGCCGGGCATGCCATTCTTGTCCGTAACGGCCAACTGAGCCGTAAAGATGTGGGGTGACCGTTCCATTCCCGGTGAAGCGGACCACAACATCAACCGAGCATACGTCATATGCTTCGGTAGTTTGGCAATGACCACCACGGTATCACCGTGGCGGCCACTGACGACCCTGTGAAGGTCCTTTCGCATTACGTCATCGGCCCTTGGCGAACCAAAGCGATAAGAACGTCTGCGGTATCGCCCGAAACCGGCACAATGCGAACGAACGCATTCGGACGGCACGGAATGGTGCCTGCGCAGATCGTGCCGATTGGCGTGCCCGCTGGAATGGTAATCTGCGAAGTAGCTGCCGGTTCGGCGGGCCGCTCGCAGACGGACACTTCTGGCACGTCTGCCCATGCGCCGGGAACGCAAGGGTCTGCATCGGACGGAGGAGCGGCTTCGACTTTGAAAACAGTGTCAGCGGCAAGCGCTGCAATGACTTCGAAGGACCAGCCGAAACGAACGAACTTGCGGATGTCGTAAGGACGGGATGCCGTGCCGTTCCATGCAACAGTAGCAACGTTCTGGATTCCGGGATTGCTGTTCATTGTGGTTACTCCTGCCCTACTACGGGCGTAGGCTACCGCTGTGCAGCCGGATTAAATGAAAGGACGCCAGCGTTCGCGGCCTTGTAGAAAAGAACCCCTGTGGCACGGGGGTAGTGTGCCACAGGGGCCTTCAACGGGTCGGTTATGCGCCGACCTGAAGAACGCGAGCTGCATCGCAGCACATGGTGAAACCACCGTCCTCGGCACCGAACTGGTACTTGACGCACCATGCGGTGGAGCCGCCGATCCACTGTTCCATGAACATCGGGCGCTTGTTGACAACGGCGTAAGCCATGTCCCAATTGCCAGCGGCAGCGAGGAAGTCGCCGGCGACGAACGGGCTGTCCGCGTTACCACGGGTGCCGCCTTCGGTAGCGTCCGGCAAGCAGTTGGAAATGCGAATGCCGTCAACCTGACCCGGTGCGAAGTTCATCTGGCCGTCACCGAAGATGAAGCGACCGGTGGTGTCGGTCATCGCGGCGAGGTAGGCGAACACGTTCTGGTGCATGGTGGCAACGATGCTGCCGTATTCAACCGGAGCCGAAGCAAGGAACCGGCGCCAATACACGTGATTGAACGCGAGGCCAGACGTGGCGACCTTGGTGAAGCAGTCGGCCGTCAACCAGCCGAGCGGCTCGTTGATGCCGTCGCCGCGAATAAGGGCGTCGTTGCGGTTGATGCGGTAGGAGCGCGCTGCCGAACGGAACATGAAGTCCAGGAACGGATAGTTGGCTTCTTCCAGCACCTTGCGGTTCAAGCAGAACACGCCGCGGAAGTCGAAGGTCTTGCCGTTTTTGTAAACGATGTTGCCTTCGGGGCCGACTTCGGCATCGCACTTGGCATCGCAGTCGTAGGAGCCGAGCGCACCGTAGTCCAACACGTGCGGGAACATGAACGACGACTTGCTGACGTTAACCGAGCGGTACAGGTCCAGGAGCTCGGCGCACTCGATGGAGCAATCCAGTTCAATGCCGAGCAGCTCGGGGCTGAAGAAGGCGCTGTCGAGCGAAGCCGCGTCGAACGCCTTGCGTTCGGACTCGGTGAACGACCGAATAACTTCTTCCTTCGTCTTCAGGCCGCCGAGGCGCACCATTTTGTCGACTGCCGAACGGTAGTCCTTGACATTGACAAGGTTTGCGGTATCTTCCTTGAAATCGTCGATGGAGCCGCCCTTGAACAGGTGAGCGCGCTTCTGCAACTCGATGGCTGCACGGCGGTCGCTGTCCTCGAGGGTCTTGCCACCCTTGAAGATCGGCGAATCGAGTTCCTTTTTCAGGCTGTCCACGGCCTTTTCGACGGCCTGGAACATCTTCACCTGTTCGGCGTAGTCAGCGACGTGCTTTTCCACCGTCTTGCGCAACTCGACGTTGTCGTCTTTGATGCCGTTGAAGTGGGTGCTCAGGTCCTTGTACTGCTTCTCCATGTCCTCCTTGGACTTGGTGAGCAGGCCGGACATGTCGCCGAGCTGTGTGGACAGTTCTTCCAGCGCCTTTTCGGCCGCCTTCGGGTCGTCCTTGGTGAAAATCATTCCGACCAGCGGCTTGGCCGGTTCGATGGCGGCAGAAGCAACGCCAGTAACGGAAAGCAGCGCAAGGGCTGTGCCGATGGCGAGGAGGCGGATATTGCGGTTCATTGTACTCTCCGTTGAGGGTTACTTTGCCACAGGGGCGGCGAGGATCGACTTCATTTCGGCGAGCTTGGCCGAAAGTGCTGTCAACTTGTTAAGGTCCAACACGGGACCGTCGGTCTGCCCCTTGGTCGAAACAGGTTCTTCCTTGGTAGGCGTGAACAGGGCGAGGTTCGCTTTCACCATTTTGGTGATTTCGTGGGCCGCCGTCCTGCTCTTTACCAGTTCGGAGCGAACAAGCGCTTTCTCGAACTCGGATACGGTTGGGAGCGCGTCGTCTTCTTCCTCGTCGGTAGAGCCGTCGCCGCTCTTAATAAACGTCATCGTTGCTTCCTCGTTGCCCGGAAAGGGCACTACAGAAACCTCGAAAAGGTCGCCTCGGTTGATCTGCAAATACTCGACACCGGACGACGTTTCCTTCCACTCGTAATCCTGGAGCATGAAGCCAACAGAAAAGTTGGTGCCACCGAGGATCTTTGCCGCTTTATATGCGTCGGAAACGTAGCCTATGTCAAGGGCTAATTGTGCCTCAATCCACAGGCGTTCACCGCGATATTCCAATACCTTAATGGCACCGCCGACTTGGTTCCAGTTATGGCCGATCAAAAGCTTAATACTCTTGGGGCCGGTCAGCCCGCGCTTGGCAATCGACTCGCTGAAAGCACCCTTGACCACCTTGTGGTTATAGCTGTCCAGATCTGGGGTCGAGGCCCAACCGGCGATGTAGCCGTCAGGCGCATCAGCCCCGCCAAGCGCCTTGGTAATTTCTTCTTGCGTGGCCGGTTCGAACGTGACGTTGTACACGCCTTGAGCGCCCTTGCCGATCTTGCCCTTCTTGGTGATGAACTTGCTCATTGGTCCCGTCCTTACGCGCTCGGTGGTGTGTTGCTGTTATCGGTGGGTTCCTTGGCCGTCTTGGAAGGCACCACCATGTTTTCGGGTTTCTTTGTCGGCTCGAAGCCGGTCATTTCACGCTTCTCGTCGACGCTGAGGAACGACACTTTTTCCAATTTTTCTGCATTGGCGATATTGTGGTCGCGCAGCGCGTCGATCTGGTCGTGGTCGAAGCGCACGCGAACGCCGGGCACGCCGATAGCCATGGTCATACCTGTGGCAAACGGCGTCAGGTAACCGGGGATAATGGTATCAGCCCAAAATACCCGGCGAGACTCTGAATAGTTACCGGCGAACTTGGCAGCGTCCGCAGCACCAAGGCCGACCAGTGCGATCGGGATGCCAAACGCACCTGCAATCATGCGGGTCATGTCGTCCATGGGCACTTTGCTGTGGATGTCCGCCAGCGAGTTATCCAGCTTTTCGATCTTGGCGCTGGTGTTGGTGAGAAACAGGATGTTGCCCGATTCCTCGGCACCGGGTGCCATGTTCTCGACGTGTTCGACGAGGTCGCGCTTCTGTTTCGTGGTCAGGTTCTTGTCGGCAATAACCACATACTTCGTGTTGGGGTGCCCCGCTGCCGTATCGATGGCCCGCCGCAGTAGTAGCTTAATGATTTCGGCAGGCAGTGCAATCGACGACAAAATGCCGCCGCTGTCCATCATAACGCTTGGCGTCACTGTGCTGCCGTCCAGTGCCGGGCGGGCGATCTCATACAGGTATGGCTTGCCCTCCGGAGCCTTGCGCCGAATGGGGTACGGAATTTTGTCCTCGCCCATGCCATACTCGTATTGCTGCAATATGCCGCGCTCGTCCACGCTTGCCGTTACAGCACGGGCGTTAAGCGGGTAGAGCGCGTTTGGGCGGCTGGCTGCGCTCTGGCCAACTACGAAGGGCACCCGCGTGTACAGCGCGTAATTCTGCGCCATCCAGTAACGAAACGCCTCCCCGGTCATGCGGTCGTTTGGCGAGCGCAGCAACGAATTCAGATCGTTAATAATGCGCGTCTTACCGGCCTGCTCCTCAGCAGTCGCCCACGGGTCCAATTCGGCAAACCACGGCACCGACTGCACCGACTTGGCAATGAGATCCACGCAACGCGCAATCACCGGATGGCGCATGGCAGCCGCAGCATTTACCACGTCCGGGTAGCTGATAATTGCCACCTTGCCGGAGCGATAAGACACCGGGTTGCCGGGGTCTTCCTTCTCGCTCCGCACCGGGGCAGCTTTCGCGGAGAATGGGTTTAGCCTCGACCAGTCCATTAGAACCTCACACTGAACGAACCGTCGTCTTCGTCGTCACCAACGTCGCCGGACCGAATTGCATCTTCGCACGCGTAACGAATCGAGTCCCAACCGTGGTTGTGTGCGTCGACCGGCACGTTAAGCACCTTCTTCGTAATCTTGTCGACCTGCCAAGAATACAAGCGAGCTTCATCGCGCATGCCTTCGCAGTCCGGGTCAATTACAATGGTATAACCCTGTAGCCAGTTAATACCGGCTTTAATAGACCCCGGCCCCTTGACAGCGCCCGAGATGTTAAAACCTTCTGTGGACAAGTAGTCGATTGCCACAGGTTGGCCGCTGTCCGCCCGTATGAAGTCGCTTTCGTCTTCCAGCACCGACCGCAGGGCGGCGGGCAACTGCTTGAGCGGTATGCAGCCTTGGAATTCGCGGGCGACGTAAATAATGCGTCGCTCCTCGATAATGTAAACCTTCGTAAGGAACGAAGGGTCTTGGCCGAAACCAAAGTCGAGGCCGTAGCGCGGGCGGCAGTATGCCGGAACGTCCACGCGGCCAATCTGCACCGTGGTGAAGACCTTGGTGTCGAATGCGTCGTCGTAACCGCCGTCCCAAACGTGCTCGGCACGCTTGGCGTTGGTGGCCCGCATATGCCACATCTCTTCAGCCAAGGCGGTCGTGTAGAAATAGGGGTTGTCCTCGATACCGACCGCCTGTATAAACGAGCGGGGCGGTTTCGTCTTGCCACTGCGGAAGTATTTGT